GATGCTAAACAATAGTTCTTCAACATAGCGGGGAAAGTGATTATGCGATTCACCAAGTTTTTTAATAGGATTTTCATAGGCGTATGCCTCCACAATTTCTAACAGTCTAGGTATGTCGTATCTTGTTGCGGGTCTTATCATTTTTTAATCACCACCATTACCACCGCCATCGCCGCCGCCATCCATTGTTACTGTAGTTTCGCTTGATTGCGTTTGTGTTTTTGGCGGTGAACCAAAATCAAAAAATGTATTTGAAATTTCACTTACGCGGTTCATTGATGTATCGCCCGCATAAATAAATTGCCAATTGTTTTGATTTGTCTTAACGCCTGACAATCTGTTTTCCAAAACACGCCGCATTGATGAACACGAAATAGAACAAGTTGCAATTCTTTCACGGGCTTGCGTATCAAAATCTTCGGTAATAGAAACGCTATTGATGATGCCTTGGTAGCGTTTAAAAAATTGTGTTGTAGGCGTTGTAATGATTTGATTGTTTGAATTAAAAAATCCGCGCCAAACTTCTACCAAAGAACCTTTAATGTTATTGCTAAGAATCAATGCAATATTGGTTGGGTTAATTCCCGTTAATGCAATTGTCATGTCATCCGATGTAGCCTTAATATCGCGCTGAACATCGCCAACATTAAGTAGCGCACCAAGGTTTGAAAATGTAATGCCGCCAACCGTGATAGGCGCGGCGGCGTTGCAGAATGTATAAACAGTTCCCGCAGTACCAACGGTAAGTTTTACAAATTCTGCATGGTTAATTTGCGAACCAGTTACCGCGTTAATTGTTGTCATACGATGTATTCTCTAAAAACAAACGGCGAATCCCATTGCACAAATGCGCCATCCGTCATTGGGTTTAGTGTATATGTTGGGCATGATTCTGCAACAACATTAAATGTGCAAGCATTGCCAATACTAACCGTTGTGCCTGATGCGGGTAAGCCAATTAACGGGCGATTAATGCCTACTGATGAACCCGCACTATCCGCAGTCACTTTGTAGGTGTAACCGCTAATCATAATAAATCGCCCGCTTTAAATGTTCCGTTAGAATTTAAAGCAAGTGTTTGCGTATTAGCCGCGGGCGCACCGTTTAAGGTTGCCGCGGTAGCCGTGCCACGCATTTCAGTAAACCAAGAAAGATTGGTGCTATTAAAAGTTATGGTTTCAGGTAGTTGCCTATCTTTGTTATCAATGCTTTGAATTACATCCCGAACTTGCGGATAGTAAAGGTAAGCATGGGGCGTAATGGTAAACACCCAAGGCACGGCGGTAAGGTATTGCGCTACGGTGATATAACCCGAACGCGCTACTTGTTGTCCAACCATACGGCGGTTGTTAACCGTCATGGATTGTTGGATTTCGAACAAAGTTTGAAATGACATGATTAACCTTTTTTCTGCGCTAAACGCCTAGTTTCAGACCAAGGCTTTCCTTTTCTAGCCAAAGAAATTTTTTGTTTACTTTCTTCAGAATGGCTTTTACCTTTCATGCCCAATGTAGGCAGTTTGCCAATACTTGAAATTGCTATCTTTTCTTTAATATCTTCAGCCATTGAACAATCACGCAATGTATGCGATTGTTTCATTTTTTCTTTTGTTGTTTCAGAATGAACTTTACCCAACATACCTTTTGGATTTTCATATCCTTGTAAATATTTTTCTTTCCATATAACGCGCATTTTTTGCCGTTGTTCATTGGAAAATTTTTGCCCTGTAGGGCCATCGCCACCATCAGTTCTATTTACCAAATCTTTATTTATTCCACGGAAACATGAAATTAAAAACTTTTCATGTTCAAAAGCATCGGCTTCTTTTTCCCATTGTGCTAATACATGAACTGTATAACCATGTTTTTTAACAATGTTTGTCCAATGATGATTTCTACCATGCTTCCAAAAGGCGCGTTTGCCGTGACCTTTCCCAATATAGAAAGTTTCATTGGTATCGTTTCTAGTGTGCATATAAGTGTAGAAACTCATGCCCGACCCCTATTCACTGCCAACGATTTATTGGCATACTGATTTGCCGCCCAAATTGCGTTAGAACTACCGTATAGGCGTTCTTCAAACGATTTGGTATCAATGGCGTTAATGTAATTGTTTGTAACCATCGTAGTGCCGCCCGCGCCCGCTAAAGCATGGTTCGGGATTACTGTACCTGATGAACGCGGTACAAACAGTTCAGGCCCGCGTTCACCGACAACATAAGGCGTATTGGCATTAGCCGAACCGCCATCGGCTAAGAACCCGCCAAGGTCAGCATTGCCAAACGCGTTGCCAGTACCAAAGCCGCCGCTTGCATACATTCCAAACAATGATTTAAACAAACCCGTTGCTGATGCCCGCAATTGAATAGCAATCAAATCTTGAATGATGCTACGCGCCAAACTCTTAAACGATAACTTGCCCGTGCGAACAAAGTTATCTAACGCGCTTTCCATGTTGCCCATTACGGATTGAAAAGCCTTTGCACCGTTTTCTAAATCGGTAGGCATATCGCGGAAAAACTTTGCGCCTTCTTTTAAGAAACCTTGTTCGCCAGTTCCTTCGCGTTGCGCTTTAACCGCTTGGTTTTGTGCGCGTAGGTAGCGTTCTGTTGCATCGGCTAATGCGTTTTCTTGTGAAATTAAATATTTTTTTGTGTCTGCGCTTAAAAGATTGTTATATTCAATTTCTTTAATGTTTTCTAATCTTTTCTGTTCTGCCAAATACAAATCTTTTGTTAGTTGTGCATCTTCAGAACGCATATCCCTTGTTGTTTTTTCAATATCTAAAATACCGTTTTTTATTTTTAATGCTTGTTCATCATTTTCAATTCGTTTAATTGAATCTGTAAACGCGTTATTTTCTTTGCCTTCTACATCTAATAATATTTTGTCTAGGCGTTGCAGTTCATTAAAATATTTTTCTAACGCCCGCAATCTTTCACGTTCTGCTTTTTCTGCTAATCGTTGCGCTTCTTTTGCGGCGGCTTCTGCTTTTCTTTGCCTTTCTTTTTCGGCGGCATCAGTTACAGAACGCCCGCCCGATGCGTTGCTAGGTTTTGAAATACCTTTTGCCGCTAACGCATCAATAGAATTGCCGTATTGGGGAACGCCCATTACATCGGCTTGATACAAATCTAATTGAATTCTTTGTGCTAAAACAGAATTGTTGTATTTCTTGTTGGCTTCAATTGCGGCATCAACGCCTTTGGTTACTAAAGTAACCGCGTTGTTGTATGTGTGTCCAATTTCATCAAAGATGGCTTTAAAGAAATAGCCAACTTCAGAACCTAGAACCGCAACCGTTTGAAATACAGTTTTAAAAATACCGCTAAGTGATATTCCGTTATCACCTAATGTTTTCATGTAATCAACGGTAGCCTTTAGGATTGGCCCTAATTCCGTAGCCAAAACTAACATTACATCGCGGGATGTTTGCGCCAACAAATCGTAGGTATCTGCGGCGGCTTTGATTGCTTTTTCTTGTTCCTGAATAAGCGGGTTGGTTTCTGCAATTTTTTCAGCAAAACCAACCATATCAACGCCTTTAGCGGCTTTAGAGAAAATCTCCATTGCCTTGGCGTTACGCGTAATCGGGTCCTCAACTTTGGCTAAGTTGGCAACCAGTTTGTTTAGCAATTCTTCTTGGGAAAGTTTGCCCAAGTCTTGCAAAGTAACGCCTAATGATTTGGCGGTTTTCTGCGCTTGTTCTGAACCGCCCGCGGCATCGTCAATAAACTTGGCAAACGCCGATAGCATCTTGCCCGCGTTGTCGGCTTTACCACCTGAATTGGCAAGGGCGTTAGATAACTGTAAAACCGTGCCTATGGCTACTTCGTTGGCTTCGGCTACATCGGCTAGTTCATCGGCGTATTTAAGTGCGGCGGCACTAGCGGCAACCAAGGCAACCGCGCCCATCTTGCCAAACTTTTCGGCGGCTTCGCTAAACTGTTCTTTCAATACCTCTATTGAATTCCGCGGTATCTATGCCTAGGGCTACACCAAGGCGGGCAATCATATTAGCCATCTTTTACCCCAAACAATGTTTTATCAAATCCTTGCGCCTGTTGCATAAATGCTAAAAGGCTATTATTTACTGCCGCCTTTTTGTGTTCATCACTTAAAGGCGGGTATATGTAATCATACGCACTACCTAAAATGTTGGCTAGTTTATATGGCGGTGAACTTGCCACTCTCATGTAATTAAATACCCCGTTTGTCAGGGTTGCCAATTGCGTAAGAACGCCGTAATTCCCAATCAATCCATCGGCATACATTGTTTGAATGTTTGCCAAAGTTACATCATCTAATTCGTTTATTGTGTCTAGGGTATGCCCGTTGAAAATCATTGCGGCTAGGCATTGGCTTTTCAACGAGCCTATTAGTTTCCCCGCGCTTCCCTGTAGGTTGGGCTAATCACTTCGCCAATTTTTTCCACAATCATCATTTGCACGGCAATGGGGAATTCTTCTTGTATGTCGGCATAGGTCAAATCTTCAAGGGTTATGCCTTCCATTTCAGGAACTAACAACTTGAAAAATTCAGTAATGCGGGCTTCGGTGATGGCTTTGTTCTTAGCGGCTTCGCGCATAGAACGCCCTTCAACCAAAATATCATCATCCGTAAATTGGAAATCTTCGCTTTGATTGTTTTCAAACTGCCGCAATGGGGCGGTAATTTCTTGGTAGATTTTTTCTATTGTTTCTTCATCAGGGTTAGAAACTTTTTTATAAATAGCATCCGATTCAATCATTAAAGGTATGCGAACTTTAAAGGTATGCCCGCCCAATTCAAATGAACGGGTTAACATATTTTTTTTGTTTGTTTGGTACTTGTCGCCAAACGCTGAACTAAATTTTGTCATTTATTTTTTATCCTGTATTTACTAATTCGCCTTGCTAAAATTTCCCCTAGCCGCTTGGCGGTTTGATTGGCTTGGGATTCCAAAGCAGGGCGTAAAAACGGTTGCGCGCCATTTCTAGCCGTGCCGAATTCTTGTGCTATGGCACGGGCATCCGATAGAACGCCAACTTGCCTTTTTCTTTCTTTTAAATTGCGGTTGTATTGCGCTTTATCTGATTCGTACAACGCCGCATTTTGTTCGTAGAATTCTTTTTTAAGTTTCTTGGGAAATGCTTTAGTTGTTACCAAAGCAATCACCGTATCTTTTTCGGTGATGTATTTAGAACGAATGTCTTTTCTAGTTGGGCGGCGGGCTTCAATTTGCATTGTCCTAGACAAGTCGCCGCTATCTTTAGGGGCGTTCATCTTAGCCATTGTTAACACGGGCTTCATTGCTTCCCGTGCCGCGGGTACTAGAATTTTGCTTCGCGCTTTCTTGTCGCCAATATCTGCGGCTAGTTCCTCAAACGCGGCTAGTACATCTTTTAAGCCTTGGATTTTGTAGGTAACGCCCGACATGATTAACCCATTGGCTTAATAATCTTTTGATACAACGCGTTGTTTAGCGTATGCACATAATCTACAATTTCATCGGGCGTAAATTTATCCGCATGGTTTGCGGCAATATCATGCGCCAAAGAAATAGCAGTTAATTTTTGTGCGGTAAACCCAAACCAATCCTTACGCGAATCGGATTGGGCTACCAAGAAGTTCAACAAATCGTTACTGTCTTTTATTGTCGTTTGCATATTATGTATTGTATTTACTAAGAACTTTTAAACATACCGCTTCTACAGAATCCGCTTCAGCGGCGGCAATGGCATCTTCTAGTTCTTCGGCATCTACTACCATCCCTTGTGCAACCGCATCAAGTGATTGGTAGGTAGTGCTAAGAACTTCTACGGCTTCTTCTACGGTCATC